TGGAAAAAAGAAGAATTATTAAGTGTCAAAGCCTCATTGCCAGTAGCTAAATGGAATGCCCAATGGATGCAAAATCCCACATCAGAAGAAGGTTCTATTGTTAAAAGAGAGTGGTGGAAAGAGTGGGTAGGTGAAAAAGTACCAGCTTACAATTACGTTATACAAAGCTATGATACTGCTTTTTCTAAGAAAGAAACCGCTGATTACTCAGCCATCACTACTTGGGCAATTTTCGAGCATGAAGATGATGGTCAGCCAAATATAATATTATTAGATGCAAAACGTGTCAGAGTTGATTTTCCAGAGCTGAAAAGGTTAGCATGGGATGAGTATAAATATTGGGAGCCAGACTGCGTTTTAATTGAAGCAAAAGCCTCTGGAACGCCCTTAACACAAGAATTAAGGCGTATGGGCATACCAGTTACTGCTTATACGCCATCAAGAGGACAGGATAAAGTAGCTAGAATGAACAGTGTTGCACCAATTTTTGAATCAGGAATGGTATGGTTGCCAGATGAAATCTTTGCAGATGAAGTTAGAGAAGAATGTGCTTCATTTCCTTATGGAGATCACGATGATTATGTGGATAGCATGACAATGGCTTTAATGAGATTTAGGCAAGGTGGTTTCTTATCATTAAATGCAGATTACCAAGATGAGGTCAAACTGTTAAAAAAGAACAGAACAGTATATTATTAGATGAAGATTTGGATTACATCATTTGTATTTGAAGATAAAGAATATGCTGGACCTAATGTTTTTGCTTCTTCAAAAAAGAAAGCACAATTATTGTGTAATATTCAAGGTTTGACCCTTGAAGGTGAATTAACAGGGATAGATGAAGATTTATTTTATCTTGATGCGTTAGAAATAGATGAAAATACAGTATATCACTAGGAATTAATATGGCAGTTGAACGAGTTTTAGGCACAGAAAATGACCCAGATATTATAGAATTTGGCAGTGAAATGGAAATTACTCCAGAGCAAACTCGTGAAGAACAAATTAGCGAAGCTGCCAATATTTTAGTTTCTGAAGAAGGAATTTTTACTGAAGAAGAATTAAACGAAGAAATGAACCAGCCTGAAGAAGCTGAGGATTTTTACGCAAATATAGCTGAAAATTTAGATTCATCAGATTTAAGTAGATTATCTAGTGACCTTATAGATTCTATTCAAGGTGATTTAGAATCACGTTCTGAATGGGAAAAAACATACACAGATGGATTACAATACCTTGGTATGAAATTTGATGAGTCACGCTCACAACCATTTCAAGGATCAAGTGGTGTAGTTCATCCAATATTGGCTGAGGCAGTGACACAGTTCCAAGCACAGGCATATAAGGAACTGTTACCAGCTAAAGGACCAGTTAAGACTCAGATTATTGGGATGCGAACTGCTGAAACAGAAAGCCAAGCTGATCGCGTTCAAGAATTTATGAATTATTACATCATGAATGTAATGAAAGAATATGATCCTGAGCTAGACCAAATGCTATTTTATTTACCATTAGCTGGCTCTGCTTTCAAAAAAATCTATTTTGATTTTTCATTAAAACGTGCTGTCAGTAAATTTATTCCACCTGAAGATTTAATAGTGCCATATGAAGCACCAGATATGTCTACAGCTGAACGCATAACACATGTTATTAGCATGTCTCGCAATGAAATAAAGAAACAACAATTGTCTGGTTTTTATGCAGATATTGAAATACCAGATGATTCATACACTGACACTGATGATGTACAACAAGAAATTGACAATATTCAGGGTGTAACACCTTCATATACAGAAGATCGAAACCGCACAATTTACGAAGTCCATACTATTCTTGATATAGAAGGCTATGAGGATTTGAATGCAGAAGGTGAGCCAACTGGGTTAAAACTACCATATATTGTCACTTTGGATGAGTCAGCTAATGAAGTTTTAGCCATACGAAGAAATTACAGTCCTGATGATCCTGATAAAAATAAAATCAATTATTTTGTGCAATACAAGTTCTTACCCGGTTTAGGGTTTTATGGTCTAGGTCTATCACACATGATTGGCGGCTTATCAAAAGCAACTACATCTATCCTTAGACAATTAATAGATGCTGGTACATTATCTAACTTACCAGCTGGATTTAAAGCCAGAGGTATGCGAATTAGAGATGAAGCAGAACCATTACAACCGGGTGAATTTAGAGACATAGATACTACTGGTGGTTCTTTGAGAGAAAACCTCATTCCATTGCCAATCAAAGAACCAAGTAATGTTTTAATGCAATTACTTGGTATATTGATAGATTCTGGCAAACGATTTGCTTCTATAGCAGATACAAATATAGGCGATGCCAACGGAAATATGCCAGTTGGTACAACAGTTGCATTACTTGAACGTGGTACTAAAGTGATGTCTGCAATTCACAAAAGATTGCATTACAGCCAGCGCCTAGAGTTTAATTTGTTAGCAACAGTCTTTAGTGAATTTTTACCGCCAACTTATGACTACGACACAGGCACAGCACCCAGAGAGATAAAACAAACAGATTTTGACAGTAGAGTTGACATAGTACCTGTCAGTGATCCTAATATATTTAGCCAAAGCCAACGTATTACTTTGGCACAAGAATTACTGCAAATGGTTCAATCTAACCCAGATATACATGGACCATTAGGTATTTATGAAGCCTACAAGCGTATGTATGGTGCTTTAGGTATTGATAATGTAGAAAGCCTACTTCAACCACCACCAGATATGACACCTAAACCAGTTGATGCTGGACTAGAAAACAGTGGATTTTTGTTAGGACAACCAGCTCAAGCATTTCCACAACAGAACCATGAAGCTCATATTCAAGCACATTCTGGTTTATTCCAAGTAAGTGTGGTGCAAGAGAATCCGCAAATTCAATCTTTAATTATTTCGCATGTTATGCAACATCTGCAATTTTTATCTAGTCAGATTGCGTCAGAGCAAATGCCACCAGAAATGCAACAAAGGATTAGTGGTCTACAACAACAAATGCAACAAGTACCGCCAGAGCAAGCTCAACAGATTGAGGCAGAATTATTAATGATGATGGATCAAATGTCATCACCAATTCTGGCTGAACTTACTAATAACTTCTTAGCAACAATACCAAATAACAATCAGAGTGACCCATTGGTTGCAATTCGCCAACAAGAACTACAATTGAAAGATAAAGAAATTGATATTGACCAACAGAATTTTGCTGCCAAACAACAATCAAGCCAGCAAGAAACAATGATAGATGCTGAATTAGCACAACAACGATTAGACGTTTCAAAAACAATTGCAGATGATAAATTGCAATTGGGATTAGATCGCATGAAACAACAAGCTAATCTAAAATTATTAGAACTAGAACAAAAATACAGGAGACAGTAATGGTATCTTCCATCAGACAAACAGAAATAGATGAATTAAAAGCTCAGAAAAAAATTGATCGTGCAAAAGAAGTAGCAGATTATGCTGAAGCAGAAGCACAACTAGCTGCTAGAAAAAAAGCATCAGATGACAGAATTGCCAAAAAAATGGCAATTATAGAAGCTGGTGGAGTGGTTCCTAACCCTAAACCAGTTGTTCAACCAGTAAAAAAACAAGAAGTAATTGAAGAAAAAATTGAAGAAAAGGTTGAAGAAAAGGTTGAAGAACCAAAGAAAAAAGTAGCTAAGAAAAAAGTAACTAAGAAAAAAGCAGCTAAGAAGAAGTAAAATGCCATTAAAAAAAGGTAATTCTAAAAAAACTGTTTCAGCAAATATTTCAAAAATGACAGCTGAAGGTCTGCCACAAAAACAAGCAGTTGCTATCGCTTTAAGTAAATCAAAAATGATGAAAGGCGGTGCTATGGAAATTCACCAATGCAAAGGTGGTGGTGCAGCTAAACGTGGTATGGATTATAAAATGAGAAAATAATGGATATTATAAATATACTCACAGAACTAGAAAAAGAATTAAATTTTCAATTAAAAGATATACAAAATATATATATGAGTGGTTCATTGCGTGACATGGAACAGCATAAGTTCTTGCAAGGACAGCTTCATCAGTTGTACAATATGCAAGAGTTTATATCTAACTATAAAAAATTAGAGGAATGAGTAAAAAAATGGAAAATAAAATGGAATCAGCATGGGTTGACCCTGACGAGGTTGTATTAGACCCAACAAAATTAGACGCAACAGCGTTAGAAAGAATACCGCAACCTACTGGTTGGAAGATTTTAGTTTTACCTTATCGTGGTAAGAAAAGAACCAAAGGTGGAATTGTATTAACAAAAGATACGATTGACAGAGAATCGTTAGCTACTGTTGTAGCTTATGTGGTCAAGACAGGACCTCTTTGTTATAGTGATGAAAAGAAGTATGGTAAACCTTGGTGTAAAAAAGGTGATTGGGTTTTGATTGGAAGATATTCAGGTGCTAGATTTAAACTTGAAGATGGTGGAGAAGTGAGAATAATAAATGATGACGAAATCATCGGAACTATAAAAAACCCAGACGACATAATTTCCTTATAGGTGAGCTTAATGACTGAGATAAATGAACAAATACAAGAAGAAGAACCGCAAATTTCTATCGTTGATGATGCAGTGCAAACTAATTCCGCAGTAGATTCAGATGATGAGCTAGATAAATATACTAAAAATGTCAGTAAACGTATCAACACTCTCAACCAGCGTAATAAAGAAGTTGAGCAACGTGCAATTCAAGCTGAAAGATTATTGGCTGAAAAACACGCTGAAAATCAACAGTTATTAAATCAAACACAACACTTATCAAGTAATATTTTGGTTGCTGAAGAACAGTCAATTAATGCGAAAGAGAGCCAAGCTGATGAATTGTACAAGAAAGCTGTGGTTTCGGGTGACGCTGAATTAATGTCTAAAGCTGATACTTTGAAAAGTGATCTTTCAATTCAAAAAGAAAAATTGAGAGTTGCTAAAAATAGACAACAGCAGCCTGTTCAACAACAACAACAAGTACAACAACAACAAGTACAACAACCTGTCCAGCAACAAGTACAACCTACTGAACAAGCAAAAAACTGGGCAAGTGAAAATACTTGGTATGGAGATAATAGCGATCAAACCAGTACAGAAGCAACTCAATATGCTTACTTTCAACATTTTAATTTGGTGAATGAAGGCTATGAGGCAGATTCTGATGATTACTATGATGCTTTAAACAAAAGAGTTTTTAAGGTTTATCCTAATTTGGAAAAATCTAAAAAAAATGCTGAATCAAACGATGCTCAACCCGCTGTGCAAAGAGTGGCATCTACTTCCATGGGGAGTCGGCAAAAAACACAGGGAAAAAAGAATGGCGTAACTTTCAGTAAGTCTGAAATGGACCGTGTGATGAAATTAAAACCACTCAATATGGAAAAAGATGCGTGGTTAAGATCAGTCGCAAAAGAAAAATTAAAAATTTCTAAAAGAGAGGTATCATAATGTCAGGCTTAGAAGATTTAGCTAAACACACGCGTGAATCCGAGACCCACGATAAACAAGCTCGTAGAAAACCATGGACACCAGTTAAAAAACTAGAAACTCCAGCACCGCCAGAAGGTTATGAATATAGGTGGGTGAGGGAATCAATTTTAGGCAAAGAGGATGCTAATAATATACATTATCGTCTGCGCGAAGGTTGGGATCTCGTAATGGGTGAAGAACTACCAGCAGATTGGCAACTTCCAACGCTTGGAGATGATAAAGGTAGATTAGCTGGCGTTGTACATAACGAAGGGCTTATTTTGATGAAAATGCCACTTGAAACTGTTAATGAACGCAGAGAGTATTTTGCAGATAAAACTCGAAAAAATACTCAAGCATTGGATAACACCATGTTTAATGATGCCAACAAAGATGGTAAATATGTGAAATACGATTCAAAACGAGACAATCAAGTTACTTTTGGGAAATCCAGAAGTAGTTAATTTTAATTACAGGAGTTAAAGAAAATGGCGAATAAAGACGCTGCTTTTGGTTGTAAACCTGTTCGTATGATGGGCGGTGCGCCCTATTCTGGCGGTCAAAGTCGTTACAGAATAGCAAGCGGAGCCACCACACCAATATTTCAAGGTGATTTGGTAACACAACTTACCGCTGGAGTATTAGGTCGTCATGCGGCAGCTGGAACAGTTCCAATTATTGGAGTATTTAATGGAGTCTCTTACACAGATCCAACTTCAGGCGAAACTGTTTTCAGTAACTATTATCCGGGTAGTATATCTGCCTCTGACATAGTAGCTAACGTAGTTGATGATCCGAATGTTGTTTTTGAAGTGCAATCTGATGAGGCTTTCCCTGTCGCAGATTTGTTCGGAAATTTCGATGTTGTTGAGCAGTCACCAGTTGGCGATACATATTCTGGAAGATCAAATGCAGAACTAGACACCTCAACAGGTGCTACTACTGCAACATTGCCTTTAAAAGCGATTGATATTTCTCAGGATCCTTTAAACTCAGATGTGGCGACAGCCAATACTAACGTACTATGTGTGATTCAAAATCACGTTATGGGCGTTGGCGCTGACGGTCTAGCTTAATAGGAGAAATATATGGCGATATCACGCGCGCAACTTAGCAAAGAGCTAGAACCCGGACTGAACAGCTTGTTTGGAATGGAATATGACCAGCATGGTCAAGAGTACAGCGAAATTTTCTCAATGGAAAATTCAGACAGAGCGTTTGAAGAAGAAGTTTTGATTGTTGGTTTTGGTGCTGCACCTGACAAAGCTGAAGGACAAGGCGTTTCATTTGACAACGCAACTGAGAGTTATACAGCACGTTATAACCACTCAACTGTTGCATTGGCATTTGCTCTAACAGAGGAAGCAATAGAAGATAACTTATACGACTCCCTTGGGAAGCGATATACTAAAGCTCTCGCGAGATCAATGGCTCACTCAAAAGAAACCACAGCGGCAGCTGTTTTGAATG